GCAAATGAAGAAAATGTAGCTGCTTCCATCCGTCAGGATCCTCGTTATGTGCTTGTAAAAGGTAATTTGCGAAATAAGGAGTTCATCCAGTACCTTTTAAAAGAGCACGCCATTACCCATGTCATCCATTTTGCCGCACAAAGCCATGTGCAGCGCTCTTTTGATGATTCTCTCGAATTCACCTATGATAATGTAGTCGGTACGCATGTGTTAATTGAATGCTGCCGTCTCTATGGAGGTATTCAACGATTTATTCATGTTTCTACTGATGAAGTCTATGGCGAGTCGATGAATACAACGGAGGAGCAGCACAAGACAGAGAACTCCATTTTGTGCCCGACCAATCCCTATGCCGCCACGAAGGCGGGAGCGGAACTGATCGTCCAGGCCTATGCGCACAGCTATAAAATGCCGATTATCATTACACGCGGTAACAATGTATATGGCCCCAATCAATATCCCGAGAAGGTGATCCCGCGCTTTATTCAGCAGCTGACACGAGGGGAAAAGGTGACGATTCAGGGAAATGGCAGCGCGGTCCGCGGCTTTCTGCATGCGCGAGATACCGCAGAGGCCTTTGCATGCATTTTGGAGAAGGGCGAGCTCGGCGAAATTTACAACATTGGAACGGAGGATGAATACTCTATTCTTGAGATTGCGCGCATTCTCATTCGCATGATTCGCAAGACGGAGGACTATGATGACTGGATCAGTTATATTGAGGATCGGCCGTTTAACGATCAGCGCTACTACATTAGCAATGCGAAGCTTAAGGCGCTGGGGTGGGAAGTGAAGACGGATTTGGAAAAGGGGCTGCGGGAGCTGACGGGGCAGTGAGTGCGTTTGGATCAGCGATGGAATTTCTACGGAGAGAGTGGAGGGTTGGATGGCGCAGCAGGTAGCGCGTGTGACTGTTAATCACAAGGTCAGTGGTTCGAACCCACTTCCGACCGTTCTCTTATTCTTAATAATGCTATTTGTTAAGAATTTATTCAAAAAATTAATTAATGCTTCTTTATCGTTTCTACAGAGACTTCACCTACGCAGTGTCCGCTTTCGTCTGCGTGCGGTCTTATTCTTCCTCCGTGTTCGGGAAGAGCCCTTTTGATTCGCTAGAAGAAGGACCAGCTCCTCCTGAAAATCTTCTTCTGTCATCTCAAGCTCTACAAGCATCCTATCAAACATCTGATCGATGATGTTATTAATATGATCCACGATAGCAAGACCTTCCTCATCAGGGCAGATACGGTCAGGACATATTATTTTAAGACAATCATAGAGATAAGAGGCTGCTTCAGAGACTGATGTGTTTTTGGTGATTTTTACTTCAGATTCGGGATTGCTTGCGGAATTGCTTGCGGAATTGCTTGCGGAAAGGATTATCTCCACATAGTCCTGGATTGTATTGCGTAGTTCTTCAGGATAGAGGGATCCAATGGGTTTTAGGATATGCCTCTCAATACCTTTCCTGTGACCTTCAATGATCTCATTGGAAAACCCGAACTTCTCGTACCAAGAGTGTCCTGTCTTCAGCCGTAGAAGCTTTTGAAGACTAATATAATGTTTGTTGGCAATGGACGGTATGGGGGGGCCTCCTTGTAAAACATAGTGAATGTTTGATGCATCTTCCAGAGTAATTCGTGAGAACCCACATGCCTTGGAAAATGCAATCAATCGATTGAGATGATCGGTTCCATTTAGCCCACATCGTGTGAGTAGCCCAATATGAAACGTGTTGGGATCATTCTCATAGATTTGACATTTCATACAATGGTATCCATGAGGGCTACCTATTTTCTCATTGGGTGGCAGGGCACGGTTATAGATGGTGATCACCGTTGCGCTCCGTCCCTTTTTGTTCTGATGAAATGTGACATGATAGATGTTATCTGGAAAATGGTTCTCAATGATTTCTTTTGCGCGATCGACAACCTCTTTTACACGGGCTGCACTGTTGGAGTGATTCGAGGCCATTCTTGTAACTATCATAGATGCACTTTTAAAGGTATGTGCCGTAAACATCCCATGGGATTCAGGAATTCTATAAAAAATAAGAAGCTTCTTCCTGCATCGGGGAAGGAAGGCTGTATATCAAGAATAATACACACGACGAAGACCATAATCTTTCACGCATTTCTCCAAATGAGGCGTGCAGGTAGAACACGGGATTGAATTGGCAAATTGGTGGGTTCCGCGCGAAATGCGTACCACAATGAGAATGGCTCCATCCAGCTTCGTATGATCGCCGATTTTCTTAATCACAGCGCGCTCGGCATGAATGGTTCGATCCGCATATCCGCAGCCTCGCGAACGAGTCCCTAAATGATTGGTTGCCATTTCGATGATTTTTCCATGTTTCATGACAATGGCAATATGGACATTGCGAAGCTCTGTCCTCATCCATATGTTCTTCATGGGCCAATTTGCATGAAGAAGATGATAAATGGACTCCTTGTTAATGCGCATATTTTGCAGTAAACGGGTGCTATTCACTATATCGATTTGCAATCTTCAATTTTTATATTTACTGTTTCTGATCATTTCGTTCATCCGATGATGGAATGACAACAATATTGATGGGTGGTTCAGATGAAATTGATGCAGAAAGCGAAGCTGGTTCTGATATGGCTGGAAGCGGTCGCAATACAGGTGACGGCATTTTAGAGGTCGGCGCAGTTGGTGGCCGAAACAGCGTATTTTGTTTTAATTGTAGGCGGTGTTCGAATGGTGAGGTATGTTGTTTAACGGTAGTATCAATCGCAAATTTCTTCTTTTCTGTATCAATTTCCTCCTGGATTCGCCGCTGTCGCTCCTCCATTGCTTTCTGGAATTCCTCCTCCGTATGTTGAGCATTTGCCCTCTGAATTTCAATTTCTTCTCGTAACTCATCCTTGCGTTCATTAAGTGCTTCTGTTAATCGAGCCTCCACCTGCATTTTTATGGTCTCTTGAATACGCGGCGACAACAATTCAGTTAGTGTATTTTTCTTATGGCGTAACAAAAGCGCGGCTTCCGTGGCAACCTGTTTGAGACGCGTTTCGGAGCTCTCAAAAACGCGTGTATGCTCCAGAGAGCCACAGATATCGGGTTTCTTCAAATCCTTGATCGATCCAAACTCGGATTCAAAGAGTGTAATGGACTCCTGAGGAATAGGGGGTGACTGTTCGATAAGGCGATCCAAATCCGAGCGACAAATCTTCAGAAAATCGAGGGAGTCTATGCGATCATCTGGCTTCATGGCTAATTCTACCGCAATCAATCGTTGGAATTTACCCCATGCAATCGATGCGACACGATGTGATTCCTCCAGTTGTGCATACCGTAAATAGTTTCCAATCGTAGTAAGGAGACCCGCAAAAAGTGAAATGCCACCAATGGCAAAACTGGCGTATTTTTTCGAGGTATCGTCACTAAACAGGGATTGAACTCCAAAATTAGCGGTTCCACCTAAGGTTGATAATATAATCACGGGAAGACTGATCCATAGGTTTTTACTGTGATAAAACTTCTCGGATTTATCCGCTAACCATCGATAACACATTGCAAGGTCGCTCCATTCCGCCATGAGATGCTCCTGTTCTTTGGACCATCCATTCAAAAAACGCTTCGGTTTTTCCTCTTCGGTAGAACGCGTAGGAGAAACGGATCGTGAGCGCGGTTTTTCTTTTCCATTAATGACTGTGACACCTTCTTCTGTCATTCTTTATTGTTCTTTCTATTTTTATTTGATGCCCATTTTTTTTTTGACTCAAGGCCCAATTTATATAGGGCTTCTACCTCTTTTTCTGTTAAGGTACTGGGATCCACTCCTTTTGGCAGCGAAACAAACTGCGGTTTTTTTAGCGAAGTTTTCATGATATAGGGGCCATATTGTCCTGTTCGAATACTAAATTCTTTAAACACAATGGCATTCGTCTGTGTTTTGGCTTCGAATCGCTGCAAGGTCTGCTCCAACTCCTCCACTTGATAGGGGATCGAGACGGCACCACACTGGAGATAATCACCAAACTTACCCGTCTTTTTCATAATCGGCTGCTCTTTCCAGTGACCGATCATTTCTCCTTTCTTTATCTCCTGCTGCTCCTGCTGAAAAGCTTTGGCTTGCTCTGCGGTAATATCTTCCCACTTGATGCCTGTTGGCCATCCCAAGAACTGTGTATCATCCTTCGTCGCACCTTCTTGGAGAATGAGCGGGCCCTTCTTCGATTGCACGGCTTTAAGTCCTCCGCCGAATTCCTTGATCTTGGCGTTTGCAGCCGGCTGGGCGAGTAAGGCTTCATAGCGTTCTCGGTAGGATGCCCATGTGTCACGCAGGATCTGTTTCTCATGCTCGGTACCCTCTGCAATGTGATCCAGGCGGCGCTCCATGTGCGCGGTGAAGTCATAGGTAAAGAGATCCTCAAAGTGCGTTAACAGATAGGATAGAACGGAGCGACCCAGTTCCGTGGGAACCAACTTGCGTTTCTCGCCGCCCACCTTTTTCTTCTTCGTAAGGGCAGTGGGTGGCCACTGTGACGGACGCATGGTATATTCTTTGACGGCTACTTCTTTGGGAGGGAAGTCTCGTTCCTCCACATAGTTCTTGTCTTGGATGGCGGCGAGCAAGGTGGCAAAGGTGGACGGACGGCCAATTCCAAAGGTTTCCAGTTCGCGTACCAGCGTGGCCTCCGTGTATCGCCCTTGCGCCTTCGTCTCTTTTGGCTCCGCCATCATCGTGCTCCACTGCACACGGGCACCTACCTCAAGGGCTTGAACTTCATCCCATTTATCTTCTTTTTCCTCTTCTTCCTCTTCTAGTTCAGCAACCTTTCCGACCCGTTTCCATCCTGGAAAGATCATGCGCTTCCACTGCGATCGCCATGCGAAATCGGTGTCTCCCTCAATCTGTGTTCTTATCACGCAAGTTTCACCTCGCGCATTTGCCATAATCGATTGAATGGCTCGTTGCCAGATCAGGTGATAGAGCTTTCGCCCATAGGCATCGAATTCGATCTCAGGATTCTCCATATGCGTGGGCCGAATGGCCTCATGAGCCTCTTGTGCTTTTACTTCTTCATTGGCTTGCTTTGCTTGCGTGGCTTCTTTATTGGCTTGCTTTTTTGGCTTTTTATTCGGATTTGAAACTTGCAGGTATTCCTCCCCATATTGCGCCTGAATCCACTGCTTTCCTTCTTGGATGGCCTCCTCGGATAGAATGGCCTTATCCGTCCTCATATAGGTAATATGACCCGCCTCATACAGCTTCTGTGCCACTTGCATCGTATTTTTCGGATTCATTCCAAAGAGTGCACTCGCCTGCTGCTGCAAGGTGCTGGTAATCAAGGGTGGTGGTGCCGATTCCGACCATGGCTTGATATCTTTCTGTAGAATCGTTCCGTTCAGTACATTGTGAACATTCTCCATATAATTCATGGCGGATTCCTCATCTTCCAGATCATCCTCCATCACAGAGGCGTAGGGAATAGATCCTATCCACTGCGCGCTCAATTTCCAACTGGAGCTCGACTGAAAGGACTGAATGCGATCTTCTCGATCCACCACCAATCGAAGGGCAGGAGTCTGGCAACGGCCCGCAGATAGAGCAGGTGCCACATAGCGCCATAGAAGGGGACTCATTGTAAACCCGATCATCATATCCAGAATCGACCGTGTCTGCTGGGCATGAACTCGATGGAGGTCCAATTTTCGAGGATGGGCGATGGCATACTGCACTGCCTTTTCCGTGATCTCATGAAAGACGGCGCGATGTACCGTATTCGGATTCAGTTTTAGCAAGAGACATACCGCATAGGAAATCCCCTCGCCTTCGCGATCATCATCCGATGCCAAGTAAATCTCTGTGGCTTTTTTTGCTTCCTCTTTCAGTTGCTGGATCGCCTTGGACTTTGTTTTGATCCATTCATACTTTGCCTCGAAATCGCGGTCAAGTCCTACTGCGCTTAGTTCGGGCTGAAGGGCGCGAATATGCCCCATGGTCGCAATGACTCTCCATCCTGCTCCCAGAAATCCCTGGATTTTTTGACACTTGGCAGGAGATTCGACAATTGCTAATTTTGTCATGTGATTCATGGATTGGAATCATGGTCTATCAAATTTTTCTGATTCTAAAATCTGTAGAATAGATAGAACCATGAGAGATTCTACCGAAGTTATGCTTGAAACAGGTGTCATGTCCGCGCTCAATATTGCGGCTGTCTATGTGGCTGCCTTTACCTATCGCTTGAACTGGTCCGGTGTTCTGATGGTGATGGTGGTGGCCTCTCTTATTACAGCGTCCCTTACACATATCATTCTTAGTAAATTCAAGAATGTTAATCCGCGTAATGCTGATATGAAGTTCAGCGAAGCAGTAGGTGCGCTTCTGATTGCCCTTGTTTCGGGTCTGGCTGTCTTTATCATTTTGATTGATCGCTTTGATCTTCCTTCCGCGCTTGGTATTTCCCTGTTATCTGGCGTTCTTAGCTCTCTGGTTCGTCACATCATTGCCTAATTTACTCTTATATAAATAGAGATGCACTCTGTGTTTTATTTGTTGGTTGCAATTGCGTTGTTGATATGGTTTATTCACAATCAATCGTATGAATCCTTTCGTGGCGGAGGTGGTGGTGGAGGTGGTGGTGGAGGTGGTGGCCGTGGAGGAGGTTATGGCGGTCGTGGAGGAGGTTATGGCGGTCGTGGTTATGGCGGTCGTGGTTATGGAGGAGGTGGTTACGGTCACGGAGGACGCGGATACGGACGCGGATATTATGGAGGAGGTTATGGAGGAGGTTGGGGTGGCTGGGGAGGTTGGAGCGGGTGGCCCTTCTATGGCTGGTTTAATTGCGGAGGCCAACCCTGTCCTTATTATTTTTTCTAAGAGTCTAAACGATCATCCTTTCTCTCAATAGGATGGCCACCATTAATCAATCAAGCGGACAAGGTGCGCTCTTTGAGCTTGTGGCACGTGGTGTAAAAGACACCTATTTCGTAAAAGATGATCCTAAGAGCGTTTTTCCCTATGATGCACGCTATCAATCATCCGTTCATCATATTGCAGAGCGACGAACCGAAGTACCTATTACGACGACCAACTTCGGTTCATCCTTTGAAGTCGAAATTGATCCCTATGGCGATGTGATGTCCGAGTGCGCCCTGGAAATTGACCTTCCTACCTGGCTTCCCTCTCTACCTCGCGTACCAGGCGGACAACCCTGTCTGCCCAGTATTATTAATGGGCTCTATCCTATTACAGATTCTATTAGTGGAGCATCCTATGGATATGTGAATGCTGTGGGATACTTTCTCTTTGAACGCATTCAGTTCTTTCAGGACCAATTCTTGATTCAGGAATGGAGCGGAGATGGCCTCTATGCTAAACAGGTATCCGAAGGATCCTGGAACAGTAGTTTGCTGCAGCAAGTGAATGGCGGTTTACTAGAAACCAGGGATCCTTATACGGATGCGATTACGCCCCGCGGCATTCAGCTTCGTGCCACCCCAGGACACCTTCGCATCGTGTTACCCCTTCCTGGTATGCAGTGCCCTGGAGATGGCGGGTTCCCGCTCGTTGCCATGGCCTGGCAGAAATTTCGCATCAAGGGTATTCTTCGCCCCTTGGAGGATCTCGTGGTATGTAGCGACCCAACGATACGAAAGCCGGCCCCGTGGAATGTTCCTCAATTTCGATATGAGTTTCCTGATGGAACCTTTCAGACCTTTTCCCCCAAACCCTTGAATCAGATCGGACAGCCCACCATTCTCCTTTCCACCATTCAACACTATGTCGCCCCTAAAGTCCAAGAGGAACTCCGCTCCAAGCCTATTCAAATTCCCTTTCGTCGCCAATTTGAAAACAACTTTACCTTTGGGGAACTCGACTATATTCCGCTGGATAAGGGCGGAACCGCAGCATGTACGCGGCGCCTCGATGGACGACATCCTACTGAGAAAATCTTCTGGTTTTTCCGCAATTATAATTCGCTCGATAACAATCGCCTGGATGACTTTTTTAATGACTATTTCGAGCTTCGTCCGCCATCTGCCACTCAACCCTATACGATGCCCTATGGCGAGTATTATTATCGGATGAAGCTGGTCATTGCGGGGAAAGATCGTGAATTGCTCCATGAGCCCTTTTTATGGAATCCAATCTGCCAGTTGGCAAAAGATGAGAAAGCGAGCGGCAAACAAATCGGAGAAATGAAATGGTCTACTGGCGCACAATATGGTACGATTTATCCTGCCCCGCGTCAGCCTGAAGGAACCGTGAATTTTACAACCGCGGATCGCCCCACACTGTACCTGGAATTGGCGAATATTACACCGAATCCAACACTTGCACAGCGCAAATCCGAATTTCGCGTGTTTACCGAGGGATGGGATGTATATGAAGTGAAAGAAGGCCGAGGTCGTCTTTTATTTGCAAACTAACAACTTAGTAGTGGAATGTGTACGGTGCTTCGACATACCATCAAGAGCATTCCCAAGGTGGAGGATTCTATTTGCGTCGGCATTCTTACCCTCCCTCATTCTCGCAAGCATTTGCATAAATATTCGCATAAATATTCGCGTAAAATGAAGCATGGGCATATCATGAAATCCTATGTGGATTGGTTTGAATCACAGGGAGTGAAGGTCGTTCCCGTCCCATACGATACAGTGCATCATGAGACCTATTTCCACATGATAAACGGCCTATTTATTCCAGGGACGGACAAGGGATTTGATGTCATGAATAAAACACTTGTCAAGACCGTGACGCGGTTTTTTGAATTGTCTCTGCAGCCTGGCGAATACTTCCCTATTTGGGGGACCTGTTTCGGATTTCAACTTCTGACCATGCTGGTGAGTGGCAATACGATCCTGCAGCGATATGAGGCAGACGGGCGTTTCCCGATTCAGATTACGAAGGATGGAAAACGATCGCGTATGATGCATGGCTTTTCTAAACCATATCGCTCTTATTTGGAGAACTCTCCCTCCACCCTACAATATCACGATTATGGCATTTCGCCTACCGATTTTCTGGCAAATGCTCATTTGCGCCGATTCTATCGCATTTTGGCAACGGCGTTGGATGATCAGGGACAAGAATATGTGGCGGCCATCGAGGGAAAATATTATCCCATTTATGGAGTGCAAGGCCATCCTGAGCGGCAGAAACGGAGCGCACCTTTTTTATCCTTTTTCATTTCTGAACTACAAAAGAATACTCATTATACATGTGCCCCTTTTATGCGGTCCATTTACACGGCTCATCAATGTACCGATGACAAGGAGCGAAATGCTCTGTGCTATTTCTTTTAGAATTCCTATGATTTGTTTATTGGAAACAAACCATATAAATTAAAGTTGTTTTACTGTTTAAATCCACCCTTAATCCATTCCGCGACCTTCATGGTATCGGAAGATTGGAAAATGGGTTGTGGAACACCATTTACAATGGCGAGAAATGCGGGAATTGACTTTACACCACAGTAACCAGGGGTATAATCATTTTCATCAAGGTCACATTCGTACCACTTTATTTTATCACTTAGGCCAAGTAGAAAATTCATGTCCAACCGCTTACAAGGTTGGCACCAACTAGCAGAAAATTTGCATATAACAATTGGATCATGCGGCATATTCTTTTGAATCAGGCTTTCGAAAAACTCCTGGCTCGGGAGGGCGGTCATCTTGTGGTGCGACATGTTTCTTGGATCGATAATAGGTTGCAACAAAGCCAGACAGGGCAATGAGGGCAATGGTTCCTAATAGTGTATAGGGCAGGATATTTAAGCTACTAGTTTGGTTACCTCCGCCTTGCGCTTGTGCTTGAGCAGCTTGAGCTGCAATCCCTTCCGCAGATGATTTGTAGGAATCAATACCTTCTTTCATCTCCTGAAAGGTTGGAATAGGGTTTCTCATCGGTTTTGTTGCTAATATCTCTCCCACACTGCCAATCGCTTTGACAACACCAACACCTAATTTTACTGTTTCTTCAGCAGTATTCATTGCACTCTTGAATCCATCCGCCGCAGTATTGACCGGTTTGAGAAGCGTACCCAGAAATGAGGTAGGATCAATCAACGAGCCAAACATGCTCCAACCACCACCTTCTGATCCAAAATAAGACGCATATTGATTCACAACCGACGGCGTATCAGTAAAGAACCGAAATAACTTATAAATCCACCATCCAAATGCAATCGGCATACCAATGACGCTAATGAGAAAGAGTAGTCGCATGATTCCACTCTCACGATCCCCTACCAAAAAGGCATCAAGACCAAATATACCACCCATAAATAAGCACAGTGCATAAATGAAAAAATTAGAATGTTTTGGGCTGGGCTCATCCTCTGCCAAGACACCCATTGCCACACGCTTTGCAGGAAATCCTGGTAAACCTACACCATAGACTTTAATGACATCCTTGCTGGAAAATGCTTGGATAATGTCATAGAAATACCAAATGCCAAAAAACATAGAGTTGACGATTAATTTTGCAAGAAATGACCATGGTGAGCGCAAATACAAATGATCGAGTCCAAACCATCCTCCCAGCACTGCTAATACGATAAACCAATCATATGATAAATATGCACCATCCGCACCAGATTTCCTGGATGCATTTGGATTCATGTATCCTTGGAGCCATGCTTGTAAATCGGATTCATTAGGGGGTTGACGACTTTTCTGTTTATCTTCTTTTGCTGTTTGAGCATCTGCCACTGGAGGGTTTAATGCTGCTATGGTAGACTTTGGTGTGGAGGATGCGGATGCAGATGAGGATGAGGATGAGGATGAGGATGCAGATGGGGATGCAGATGCAGATGAGGATGAGGATGGGGGTGGTGGAGATGCAGATGGGGGTTGTAGAGGAGCAGACGGTGTCAGCAGTATATCTTGTTGATTAATTGGAGCCACCATAGATGTAGCAGCTGCGGCTGCAGCTAATGTGTGGGCCTCTGGTTGGCTCATTACTGTCTATTGTGACTTTTTTGCATCATCTTTTACACCAATTAATTTAAATCGTGAAGAGGAGACCACCGAACCCATTAATCACACGAAACACATTGTAATTATGCGCATACACGACAATATGACAAGCACCGCGCTGTTTACACGGTGGCAGAATGACAGTCGGACTAGGCGGGACGGTGAGAGCTTGATTGCTTAGAATCGGGTTCATTTGAATTTGCCAGACAATGCTATCAATTCGGCTCGCATTCATCGTTCCCGTAGGCTGCGAATCCTCAGGTCGAAGGGCAAATGAATAGTTATAGATAAAAGCATCGACCGGAGTGGTGGTATGGTGCTCATAGGGCTGTTGCAGGCGAAAATATTGCGGTGATCGATAGGCAAAACGATCATATCCATCCAATTGTAGCTTAGCGGTGGAAATCAGATCCAGACGACCCGCAGGTGTATTACTGTTGATATAATTATCAATAAATTGTTGTGAAAATGATTCAGTATAGGGCAAACTACTATAATTAAACCACTCATTGCGATCCATCATAATGTCGCGTTGTACCACAAACATGAATTCTTTAATCGGGTGATTAAATTCGATTGAAATGGTGGCCGTCGTCTGCTGTGCGGTAACGGAATAAGGCGGCGTATATTGCACTTGTTCGATAATGTATTCATGCGAATTGCTGACGAATCGGCGACGCTCCTCCACATCCAGAAACACATAATCTCCCCACAGCATCATATTCACAATCTGAGAGGTGCAGTCCACCTGTGTCGAACATGCGGGCGGTGCGGATGGCACCGCTGGTATGGTAGGATCGGTTGGGCAAGTATTGGCAGCAGGAGGGACCCAAAAGAGCTGCTGTAGGGGGCGAAGCGTAATATTAATTCGAATGGGGCTATACTGTAAGGCAAGAAGCGGCAAATAAAGACCCGGATTACTGCAAAAGTAGAACTGGAGCGGGATCAAGAGTCGTAGTCCTTCCGTATTTGTAGCAGGCCAAATTCGCACACCCGTCACCGGATTATAGGGATCTGGCACACGGCCAATCATTTCATTAAGTGCCTCCCGTTGCCCCGCGGGTGTCGTAAGCTGCGTCCAAATCTCCATCCATTCACCTGTCTGGCGATCAATTTCTTGCTCTCCCACTTCAAAAGTAATCTCCTGAATGAGTGCATGCCCAATTGCATTGGTATAAGAGAGAACCGTCCCTGATGCATCATTTGCGCGAAGCTGGGGAAGCGTCACATCCAAATACACTCGTCCCAGCAAGTCACCGCGACGCGGAATCAAACAGGTGATGCGCTGACCAAAATTCGGGGTACCATCGAAATACATCGCCTGGGATTCTGTAGCAAAATTGGTATGACGGCGATACACCATTTTAAAAAAACTGATTTGAGGGTTTCCCGTTAGAAACAAATCTTGTTTTCCTGTGGCGACAAGTTGTAATAATCCACCACCTGCTGGCATCCTGTTAGTTGTTCCGGATATTTAAGATGGGAGCAATTTGCGCGGTTATCAATTCTCATATTTTCATTCTGTTATGTTTGATAGATGAGTTCATCGGGTATTGTTCCCATTAACGGTGGTTCTGTTATTCTTCGAACCTATCTTGATGAATCTTCAAAAAATACCTATCTCTTAGGGCAATATGATTATCCATTGATACCAAATAATATTCTGGTGACTTCTACTAACGGTCTATTGATCTCTACCACTACCGTGAATGTATCCAGTGTAGGCGTCTCAAGTATCTTTGCCAATACCGTATCAACCAATCAATTGTTTATTTGCACGATTTATTACAGTACTCTTACCTCTACTCAATTGAACTTTCCCAGTACCATTGCAAATCAAATCACGGTTCCTATTATTACCTTCTCCTCCATGACAGGCGGTACGCTGTCTTTTCAACAAACCACGACTTCCTCATTGTATGCAGGCAATGGAAACTTTTCAACCCTATCGGGTACTTCCTTGACGACTTCGACTGCGACCATTTCTACACTCTCCACCATCAATGAGACCTTTTCGACGATCACAGGGTCGGCCATTTTTCTTACATCACTTTTTGCACCTATTATTGATGTATCGACCATATCAACGGGTACCATAACAAGAGATACACTATCCAGTGTTACTCTACAGGCTTCTAATGTGGTGGTTGGAACGGAATTCTTTTCGAGTATAACGGGCGGTACATTAACAACTTCCACTCTTATTACTTCGTCACTGGTTGCCACGAATGCATATTTTTCTACTCTTACCCTTAGTACGCTTTCTACTTCACTTTTTACAGTATCATCCCTTTATCACCTTGAGGGTTCTTTTTCGACCATAACAGGAAATACGATCAGTATCTCTTCTTTTACTGCTGCATCAACGATTGGAGGGAATGAAACCATTTCCAGTGCCATAGGAAGCTCGATTGTTATTTCTTCGCTTACTGTATCGTCCTTAACGGGTGGTAATCAATTCTTTTCCACTTTAACAGGGGGGCAAATTAGCGCATCAAGCGTCGTTGTACAAAACATCGAAGCTAATACTACCATTCAGTTTTCGACGATAAATGGATCAACTGCAACGATACCTCTTATTTTTGTCTCCACTCTTAATCTAGAAAAATCCTCCAGTGTATCTACCCTAACTACAAGTACTTTAATTGCAATGAATACCTATGCATCCAGTATTATCACAAGCAGCATCTCCGTGAATACCTATTATCTCAATCAGGCGGTATATGGCCAGACCATTAAAAAGGATTCGATTGATGTGTTTACGAATGTGACACTACAGGCATCTGATATTGTAGGATTTGTGGATAATCCACCATCTATTGCACAAGTATATACCATTGGATCTACGATTCAAAATCGATGGGTTGCAGTTGGTAGTACCACTACCATTACCTATTCCAATAATGGAACTACATGGCAGACCTCTGCCAATGGAAATTCAATCTTTTCTACATCAGGACGTGGTGTTGCTTGGAATGGACACATGTGGGTGGCGGTTGGAGAAGGAACCTACAGTATTGCCAGTTCCACCGACGGAGATACATGGGTTGGGCAAAATAGTACTATTTTTGTAACAGGACATGGTGCTGCATGGGGTAATAATATATGGGTTGCAGTTGGTGCAGGTAGTAGTGTAACCCCCAATGAATATGATATTGCTACTTCTACTGACGGAATTACATGGACCGAACAGGGTGTTAATATTTTTCAAGCAGGACAAGCAAATGGTGTTGCATATAATGGAAGTCGATGGGTTGCTGTTGGTTTTGGAACAAATACGATTGCCTATTCAGATAATGGAACAAGTTGGTCTCCTTCTATCAATGGAAATTCCACTTTATCGATTGCACAAGGTGTAGCTTGGAATGGAACTCTATGGATTGTAGGTGGTTATGGGGCAAATCGTATCGCGTATTCCTTGGATGGAATCACATGGACTGGTTCCACTAGTGGAAATGGTGTATTTAATACGACAGATGCAAGTGGAAATCCTATTTCAAAAGTATATGGACTTGGATGGAATGGAACCATGATGATTGCTGTTGCAGATGATGCAATAAATACCATTGCCTATTCAATCGATGGAGGAATCACATGGGTTGGTCTAGGAAAAACCATCTTTACAACATATGGTTATAGCGTTACATGGAATGGACAAATGTGGGTCGCAACAGGTAAAGGAACCAATACGATTGCCTATTCCTATAATGGTAAAAATTGGAATGGATCTGGAACATCTGCAATAAATGATACAGGATTTGGTGTTGCCTTTAATTCTCGCCGCCCTTATACTCTCACCATTTCCACTACTCAAACATCTACTAGTATAGGTACCGTGCCAAATGCATCTCTTCCTATTGTTGTGCCTGCCAACAGCCAACTCGACATCGTAAGTGACTCCTATTATAACAGTGGATACACCAACTTTTCCATTGCCTTACAAACACATGCATCCTAATGTGTTCCGGATCTTACATAGGAATGTTCATAATTCATTCCTATGTAATGGATAGATGAGTCAGTCAGGCATCACAGCCTTCAATGGTGGTCCCTTTCTCATTCGAACCTACCTCGACGATTCCATTGAAAATAATGCGTATCTCCTTCAAGAATACGACTATCCTGTTTCCAGTAATCGTATTTTAACGATTTCCACCAATGGGCAAGTGGCCGCATCAGGACTATTAGTTGGATCCGATTCCATTACCATTTCCAGTTTATCCGTGTCGTCGATGGGATCCGCTTTTCTATCGTCCAATACTATTTATTTCTCTACCTATTATCTATCTTCCATTACTGTCAGCAGTGTTAATATCTCTACTCTATACACTTCCACCTTACTCGCAAATCAAATTAATGTTTCTACGATGAGTGGAAATGCTATCAATGTGTCCTCCTTGCTAACCTCTTCTCTCCTTACTTCCACCCTTTTCTTTTCTAATCTTACAGGAAGCTCTCTCACTGTTTCCACAAGCGCCGCCTCCTCCATTCATGCTCAGCAGGTTCTCTTTTCTACGATGACGGGAAGTACCATCTTTGCATCAAATCTATTCGCATCTACCGTTACTACAAGCAGTCTTACTTTTTCAACGCTAACAGCGACTTCCATCATCGTATCTACCTTTTACATTTGCAGCATGAATGCAAGCTCCATCTCCTTTTCAAGTATGATCGGTCCATCTATTACTTTTTCATCCATCAATGCACTTTCTACCAATCTGAGTAGCTTCTCATTTTTGAATGGCGCCGCAGATACATTACTGGTATCTTCTATTCAAGCTGGTTCTGTTACTACAAATGTTCATAGCTTCTCTACTTTTAATGGTAGTACTATTTCTGCATTCAATACTTATATATCAACCCTTACTACAATTACCAATGCATTTTTAACACTAACGGGTAGCACCTTTTCCACCAACTCTCTTCAGGCATCTTCCATTCAAGCCAGTACCATCCAATTTTCAACCATGACAGGTGATACTATTTCTGCCACATCTTCCTTGATAGGTGATTCGATTAATACCGATACCATCATATTCTCTACCATGACGGGCGAGATCTATACTGTTTCCACTCTACATGGTTCTACCATCTATACAAATGATTTGGAATTTTCCTCTATCACTGTAAGTTCCTTACTTTCTACCACCAATTTCTATACCTCTACCCTCTACACCAGTAGCATTTCGATCACTTCCTACAATCTTAATCAATCAGTGTATGGCGCCACATCTAAAAAGAGTAGCATTAGTCTATTAGATAATATTAGTATTCTATCGAGTAGTATCCTGGCGCGCCTGGATAATCCTCCTTCTATACCACAAGTGTATACTTTTGGACCTAGCATTCAGAATCGATGGGTTGCTACTGGCGACTCCGCGGGTGTACACAAT